TTCCGTTTAACGATGTAGCGAAAGCGGCCTCGAACAGTGTGTCCCATAAAGGGTCGCACTGCTTCAAAGAGCCCGTATATTAAAGGAAAGCTTGAAAACATTTGACGGTATAATGCGAAAGCACCATAAAGTCTGTTTTCTTTGCTAGCTTTTAAATATATAGGGATGGCTATTATTGATCTATAGGGCTTTAAACCCCAATTAGTAGATAATAAATGACCATCAGTTCCGTCTTCAGGACCATAATGCTTATAAGCATTCGGTAATGACGTTAATAGTAAACGAAATGTTTTGGGAAAGATATACATCATCCCAGAACGTTTCCAACTATTATGCATCAAAACCATGATCCGTGGAGACAGGCTATCTTTGATATAGAAAGGTCGAACGTCAACACCACTGAAGTAATCGCCTCCACATGATTCCCGAAAGGGACCATGTGTAAATGATTTTTCAGCGTTCACCTGAAAGCCGAAGGCTGTTAGAGTTGTTTCCAATAACTCAGCACATTCGGTCGGGACGATAATATCGTCTCCGAAAACACTATGCGTTCCCTTGATTTGCATATATTCCATTACAGCTCTGGTTAGAGCTAGGAATATTAAGCTTTCAAGTTCGAACGTATATCCATTACCCATAGAGCTAAACTTATGAAAATCATAAGTATTACCTTGTATGGAATATTGGGGTGAACGGACAGAATCCATTAGTTGAAACCAATCCCATGGTAGTAAGTTCATTACTACTAAGTAAGATATGGTATCACTAGCGGACCGAAGATCAATCGTGGCTAAAGAGCTGTCAATAGACGACTTTTTAGCTAAATCACGATGAAGATGTTGGGCAGAATCGAGATTCAAACCCTTTCTCTTCAGACGACTTCGGATACAAGAACCTATACCCTTTTGAATTGTACCGTTAATTAACGGTTCAATACCAATAGGGCGATCGGTTTTTGCTGTCTTAGGTACGAAACTAAGTTTGCTTCCTGGGATAATGTTTAGCGCATCGAAGATGTCTGCCTCACATGTGGGGCTGACACCAAGAGCGTCAAGCCAACCAGGACAACTACTCAGAAAACGAGTGGCTGTACAAACTGCTTTGCTAGTTACATCAAGTGAGGAATCAAGCTTGTGAAATGACGAAGTAAACTTCGAAACATTTACATTCGAGCCAGGTCCAAACTGAAAGTCTAATTGCTCGGGTAGAGGACACTTACCTAGAATAGAACCGATTTTCCGCTTTGCAATTCGCATAATTGCGAACAAAGCGTCTCCTTCATTTGAGAGGAGAGGGTCTTTTCTAAACTTGGTGTTCGTTTCCCAGCAGGCAATTTCGGCATTGATAAATGCTTTCATTGCCGCTTCCCGCGTGTTGACTCTAGTAGGCAGATGTGGAAACTTCTTAAATAACGCACAAAGCTGTGCATCCTTTAAGTAAGTAACTGCATCATTATACTGCAACGGGTCAACATCACATTCACTGAGTAAATTATCAAAGTCATCATAACGAACTAAAGTTAAAACTTTTAACGCATATAATGATTTCGATTCTTTACAAGCCGATATAACTAATGACTTAAAAATAGTAAAACTATCTTTAGTCGGTTTATCAAAGTTGATAAACTTAGTATGTTGGTTTTTCATACTGTATCCTTATATTCAAGTTAACTCCATACTAGATTAGTATGGGAATTGACCCTTCGCTGCACAATCTGCTACCATTTCTAAACCTAGAAGAGATTCTAAGTAAGATAAGGCATCATTTGTTGCAAGTTCAGGGGCACCTTGAGGAACAAGGACCTCCAAATGTGCAGACACATAGTGTTGCACTTCTGGAGCCGGTATGAAACCAGACGACTGTGAAGCGGAAGCTTCTTTCAGAACAGGAATGGCAACGTTGATTACAACCTTGCGACTGTTCTTGCTATTAGCTGGACGTATAGACATGTCTGCAGTAGGGTAACCTACTGGCACACCGTCTTCCGTCATAGCCCATTTAGCTTTTAAGCCGTTCTTTATTTGCACATCAAACAATTTGGCAGCATCTGCCGAGTTGTTTAGTGTAATTGAGGTGATAGCACCCATTTGGATATACTCCATTTGTTAAGTAGCGAAATTGCTACGATTACCCCTTGAATATTCTCAAGAGGCTTAACGAGGTTAGAACTTTATGCCCATTAAGTTCATTAAATAAACTAATAGGCGGTATTGAAGCTTCTGGAAAAGAAGACAATACAGTTCTATAGTAGTTACGGTCTACTTGCTTTTGAAATAATGGTCCATCACAAACTTTGGTGGACCAATTATTACTTGATATAATACCATTATGGTATCTATCAGAATAAGCAGTGTTTTTAACGACTTTGCAGCCGTTATTAAACGATAGACCTTCTAAAGCGCGTCTATTCTCTAAGAACTGAGAGATTGGTTGAAACCAATCGTATATGAAGGAAAAAGGAATAAGTTCCCAGAACAAAAGTTCTGGATTATTTAAACCTAAAGCCGTCATAGATCGTTCAGAGTTAGATAAAACTTTAGCCGACGCAATATAACGCACAGTGACCTGAGATTGATTACTAAAAGTAGTCGAAGTATCAGATCCAGCGGAGTTATATTTTGAAGTTGCAGAACCCTTAATACGGATATCGTCGTTGTTATATTGCATAATTTGCTGAAAAGCATCTACTGCATTATAAACGTCGTTGATAGCCGGTCGCCAACCATATTGTAATTCCATCCACGTTTTTGCTGACCATAGGCCAACATCACGTGAGCGTGCACGTTCTCTAACGAGACGTTTACGCAGATGATGAGAATTACCGTAGTTGGTGATATTTAAGGAAGATATTGCACGGTTTATGTCTCCTTTCCGTAAAGAACGGTAAGATTCATAAAGCCGAGTAGCAGTATCAGCAACCATCTGAAGTGTCTTAGATCCTTCAGCTAAGGTAACGCCAAGATGAAATTTACTTTCATTGGCAGTATCGAAAAATCGATCCTTAGCTTTACGATCGGACTCTGCTTGCAACATTGAAAGATTAGTAGGTTTTAATGGAACATATGAAGTTGCTTGCGCAACCCCATGTGAAACATTTCCTAAGTAATCAGTCGTTGTTGTTGTACAGTGTCCCGCAGTATAATAAGAAAAGTTTCTATTATGTGCGTTGACGGGTATAGGTAATTTATTTTTCACTTTACTAAGGAAGTCAGGGGTTGTTTTATCCCCTGCCCAATTAGAGATGTAAAGAGTAGGCCAGTTGTTCAAGCCTCGCTCAATAGATCCGTGATTACTAAAATACTTCGCCATTGAACACCTCAGAAATAAATGTATGCTACAAGTAGCAATACAAATATAGTCGGAAGTAACTTTACGATCTCCAATAAAGTGGTAATAAACCATTTAATGGAATTCATAATAATACCTCTAAAGCACAAAATTGTGCGAACCAAACAGCATTATTGCTGTGTGGCAATAGTTCTATGTAAAACATAGCGGCAATTGCCAGGCGACCCTAGG